GCTCTCTTGGCGCTTCGTTCTCCGCGCCGACCGGGCGGCGACGATCCCGCCGCCCGCGCCGACCAGTGCCAGCCCGGCCTGTACCCAGGTGTCCACCGTCATACCGAGCTCACTCTCTTCACCCGGGGAGGCTCCTGCCATCCGGCAACCACACTCACCGGCACAGCGATCACTCCCCAGACCAGGGCCGCTATCCACCCCCTGGGGAAGTCGCCCAGGATCCATGAGATGAGGTAGGAGCCCATCCAGGGAAGGACGATGGCGGGGAGTGCGAGGAAGCCGACCCAGTCGCGGCCCTGCGGTAGCCATGCCGAGGCGATGGCGACTAAGCCTGTCGCCACCCACAGCCAGGCCCACACTTCGAGGGGCACCGTGTGTAGGAGTGGTTCGAGGCCGCGTTGGTCGGGCTGCGGGGAGATGAGCTGGCCGTATCCGTACAAGGCCCAGACCGTCCCGTAGCTGAGGAGGATCGCGCCGCGGCGGCCGAGCAGCCTGCCCAGCCGCCGGACCACTCGGCGCGGCATCTACACCGCCTGAACGGGCGACGCCTTGACCGGGCTGCTCTGCTCGATCGGCAGCGCCGGTACCGGGGCCTGCACCTCGCGGTGCTCGAACAGGGCCAGGACTGCGGCGACGAGGGACATCCATCCGGCCTGCTCTGTTGCGGACAGGTCGAGGCCGAAGCCGACGAAGAGGGCCAGGCCAGCGGATGCGAACTGCAGGATCGCCGCGCCAGCTGCGCCCGTCTTGAGGACGATCGCAGACACGACGGCGACGAGGCAGGCGAGGACGGTGTTGATGAGCGTCTGCTGTTCCTCGCTCACGTCGAGGCCGTAGGCGGCGCCGAGCTTCAGCGCGATCGCTATGACGGCCAGGATGTAGACGGGTTCCCGTCCGAATACCTTCATGATCTTCCTTCCGATTCAGGCGACGACGTCGAAGCCATGCTTGGCGCCGAGGCGCTTGAGGGATGCGGATCCGGGGATGCCGTCGGCGGCGCTGCCGACGTGGCCGCCGCCGGCCGCCGAGCGCTGCCAGCGGGCGTAGGCGCCGATGGTCAGCGAGCCGAAGGACCCGTCGACGTACTGGGCGGAGAGGAAACCTTCCGCCTTCAGTGCCTTCTCGACGATGAGAACTTCCGCCTTGTACGTGGTGTGGCCCTGCGCTGCGGCCGGGTCGTGCTTCGCCGCGTAGATGACGTGCGCGAGGGACACCTTCGGCTTCGCGGCCGGAGTGACCTGCGTGGCCGTGCCAGCCGGGCGGGGTGCGCCCTTCTGGACCCAGGCGTACAGCGGGCCGCCGGGGCAGGCGGTGGCGTAGCCGTCGCGGTGTCCCTTGATCTCGTCGCCTGCGCCGTGCTGGCGGAGCAGCTCGATGCCGTCGCGGATGGCGCCGAGCATGAGGTCGTTCGGCTCGGTCAGGCCCTCGGAGCCGACGAGTCCGACGATGGCGTAGTGCGCGATGTTCAGCGGCTGGTTGCCGTTGGCGCCAGTGCGCTTGCCGATGCCGCGGCCTTCGAGGAGGTAACCGTGAGGGCAGGCGCCGTAGTTGTAGGCGATGTCGGAGTAGTTCTCGACCTTGTTCGCCAGGTGGCTTTTGCGGATGGCCTGCCACTCGGCGAGGCATGCGGCGTGGTCCGTGAGCAGCTTCGTGCTCACCGCGGTGCCCTCGTAGTGGACCTTCACGCCCTCGGTGGACGTCTGTATCGGCGCGGCCGAGGCCGGCCAACCGAGCTGCGCCCGCGTGACGAGCTTCAACGTGCTGCCTCCAGACATGAGAAAGGCCCCGGCCGGGCGGCGCGGGGCGGACGGTGGGGGTGGCTGGCGTTAGCCGACGGACGGCTCGACAGGGACCGGGGCGGGTGCGTTCGCTTCTTCCGGCTCCGGGACGGGATCCGGATTGGCGACGGGCCGCAGATCGGTGATGGGCTGCTGACAGGGGCCGCATTGCCCCATGTAGCGAGGCGGGTCGAAGTCGCCGCACGGGTAGTAGAAGCCGCTGTGCTCCTCGCCCTCGGCCGTGCAGCCGTCGGTGTGGCACACGGCGACCAGCTGCACGGGCGGCGGCAGCTCGGGGTAGGTCTCGCTCACGAGTCGGCTCCTCAGACGATTGTGCCGATGATCACGTAGACGACGGTGACTGCTGTCGTGTTCTGCCGGGTTGCCCACACCGTCAACCCGGAGCTGGACAGGTTCGTGTACGCGGTGCCCGTGACGCCGTTGGTGGACCCCGTGGACCCGGGGGCCGGGTTCACGATGGTGGTGAAGGCGCGCAGCACGGTGCCGGGCACGGACAGGCCGCTCACCGTCACGGACGTCGGCGTGTTCGCGGCCGACGGCGTGATCGCGACCGATCCGGTGAAGATGTTCGCGGCGGTGAGTTCACCGCTCACGTCAAGGTTGCACGCGGTGCCGTTCTCGCCCTGCACGTACACGTAGGGGGCGTCGCCTGCGAATGTCGATTCGAGCGTGACGATGGCCCGGTGCTGGCTGGCTTTCACCGATCCGGAGGTGAGGGTCAGGTCTGTGTACTGGTCGGCGTCCGAGGCGTAGGTGACGGAGGCAGGGACGTCGACCCGGTCATCCTCGACGGGCCTGAACTGCAACTGCCCGCTGCTCAGGAAGGCGGACATGTTGAGCGGATCCTGCAGCCCGCGTGTCCACACGCCGCCCCCGCCGTCGCCGCCGGTCCTCGGCCCCAGCTCGGCCAGGAGTGTCGCCCCGTCCTCGGCGTACACGCGGAGGGTGCCGACGCTCGCGGCGACCATGCGCCGGGCGGCGCGCAGCTCCCTGACTTGCTGCTCCAGAGCGGCGACCTTGCGCGCCAGTGTGGTCGCATCGGGGGGCAGTTGTTCGAGTTGCCGCGGCATCAGGATTCCTCCACGAGGATCGGGCGGACACGATCGGCGCCCGCGTCGAGCTCCCAGCTCCAGCAGCGGGCGGTGAGGTCGACACCGTCCGGGTGGCGGGGGGATCTCTCGACGGCGAGGTGGATGTTGTCGCCGAGCCCCCATTCCTCGCCGAGACGGGGCGACTGGGAGGCGACTCCCTCAAGGACCCAGGCCTGCCCGCCCTGCGCCATCAGTCCGAGGGACTCGGCGGCGTGCGCGTCGAGCTGGTCCGGGTCGGTGAGTCCCGACGCGGGGGTGTAGCGGTACTCCCAGCGCGGCCAGCCAGCTGTGATCAGCGCGGTGGCTTCGTGGAGCGTCGAGGTGAGGCGTGAGATGCCCTCGCCCTCACCGCGGGCCCGGACTGCGTTCGCGCCCTTGCCCGCCTCGTAGGACTCAGACAGCCGGTACGAGGCGACACAGCCCGGAAAATCGAACGTGACGGCCGTGACGGCTTGGACGCCGATCACGGGCCGTACCCGGAGGGGGAACTGAAAGCCGGAGTGGCTGGCGTTCCAGACGACGTCGATCGTCCACTCCGGGCCGCCGTCCAGGCCCATGATCTCTTGCAGGCACGACAGGATGGTCTTGTCGTCGCCGTCCTGTGTGAGGTAGTCCATGACGACACCCGTGCTGGGGGCGTCGATGACGAACGGGGGCCCATCCGTAAGCGCTGGGGTGACGAGGGCGCTGATGACGGCGGCCTGGTCGGTACCGGTGAGATCCTGCGTTCCGGGGTAGCGGCTGTCGAGGTAGCGCTCCAGGGTGGCGGCGCCGAGCTGCACGGTTGGGTCGCTGCCGCCGTCGCGGGGCAGGACGACGCCGGCCCACAGTGGAGTGTCCGTGGTGGTGTCGACGGCGACGAGGGCCGTACTCCCCGGCGCGGTCGCGGCGTCCCAGCCTGCGGGCGCCCCATCCAGCACGAGGTCGAACTGCAGGGTGGTCGCATCGCCGAGCTTCCGCGCGAGCGTTCCCGTCGGCTTGAGCGACGGCAGGTCCTCGATGATGCCGCCGGTGCGCAGGTCGCAGCCGTACCAGGCGAGTTGGTAGGGGGTGCCGGTCACGTCGCCGACTCGTACTGGAATGTCAGCCGCAACTGCGCCGTGTTCGCGAGCGTCTCCGGGCGGGTCGGGGTCATGAAGTCGATCCGGGGGTTCGTCGTCGACATCGGGAAGAACGGGGCGAGGGTCGTAGCCCCCGGCGAAATGTTGATCTCCCCGGCCCACCGGTCCGTGCCGAGCAGCATGGCGCTCCCGATCAGGGACGCGCCCACGTTGGCAGCGGCGAACGGCACCGTGAAGTTGTAGTTGCCCGACCCGTAGGTCGTCGTGCTGCCGCACGTCAGGTTGATGTGCGCGAGAACGGTCCGCCCGAACTTCTGGTACCGGCCGATCAACGTTCCGTTGCCGACGGACGGGTTGCTTCCGGACCCGGTCCATACCGGCGTGTAGGGCGTCCAGGCACCCGGCGCCTTCAGGTAGGTGTCCCAACTTGTGCCGTTCCACAGCAGCAAGTCGGTGCCGTTGTAGTACGCCTGGCCGGTGTACGGGCTGGACGGGGCCGAAGCCGAGGGCAGGATGCCGCCCGGGGCGGCGGTGTTCGGCCGGACCGCGGTGGACACCGAGGCTGTGCCGCCGTTCGACACGGACAGGACGCTGATCGTGGCGAGCGGCATGTAGATTTGCGTGCCCGCCGGGGTCGGTGCGACCGGGGACGCGGATGGGGTGCCGGCCAGGTAGACGATGTCGCCTTTGTTGAGGCCGGACGCGTCGACCGCGTTGTCCCAGACCCGCAGGTAGACGAGGTCGATGCGGTTCAGGGTGGCGTGAGCGGCCGTGTACGTGCCGGGTGACACGGACGACGGGAACGCCACCCGGTACACGCCCTGGCTCGCGTAAGCGACCGCGGCCACGCCGGCCGAGCAGTTGATGGTCGTCCCCGCGAGGGTGACGGTCAGACCGGGGTCGCCGGGCCGGACGCCCGATCGGGAGCCGAGCGCGGTCCCGTCGGTCATGACCTGCATGGCCTCGACGTTGCGGGCTTCCAGGCCCGAGAAGGTGAGGCTATCGATTGCCCATACGTCTACCGGCATAGCGGCCTCCTCACATCCAGGCCGAGCGCCAGGTGGCGGCCAGCATCGCGGTGGCGTTGTAGGTGCTGGACTGGAACTGGAAGTTGACCGAGCTGCCCGCGGGGATAGTCGGCCAGCCAGCGGAGACGGTCATGAACCGGCGGCGGGACACCGAGCCGTTGAGCAGCACCGTGTGGGCGTCGGTGTCGATGACGAGGACGTCGCCGCTGACCAGATCCTGGGAGTAGATGAGCTGCCGCAGCGTGCCGTCTGGGTACAGGGCGGACACGGTAGGCGCGACGACGGGCCCGGTGATCGTGAGTACTGGTCTGGTGTCGATGGAGCCGCTGTTGACGGCGTTGATCTGCCCGGACACCGTCGTCGCGGAGAATGAGGCCGGGAATGTGATCGGAAACGTCAGGCCCCCTGTGGTGCTGGGCAAGCCCGTCGTCCCAGACTGCAGCGTCGTACCGTACCGGCGCGGGTCAGCGGCCGTCACGAGCACCGACCAGGTTGCGGTGCGGTCGGTGACGTGCTGCGCCAGCACCTTCCCCGACCGCCTCACGGTCGCCTGTTTCGGCGTGGACTCCCAGACCGTCAGCGTCGTGTCCGTCAGGGCGGCCGCCGCGTACAGCTGGTCCAGCGCGGTATCCAACGAGGCCCGGTCCAGGGCCTCCACTGTTCCGCTCAGAGTGACGGGCCGGGAGCCGAGATACACCGGGGACGCCCACGCCCCGTGGTCGGCCTCCCGCTCCTGGAACTCGGCCCGAACCTCCGGACTGTCCCAGCCCTCAAGGGACTGGAGGAACCAAGCCACTCCGCCAGCGTCGACCGCGCCGAGGCGCAAGGTGCCGAGGGTGGCCTGCCGGCCGTCGATGTCCGTGCTTGGGGTGTAGGCCACCCGTGCCTCCTCTCAGCCGACGAACGCCATGTGACGTGCGATGTCCGCCGCCTGCTCAGCGGTCGTCTGTCTGGCCCCGTAGAGGTTGACCGTGATCTGCTTGGTCACCTCGCGGGCGATCGCCGCGCTGGACGTGGCGCCGCCCCCGTACCGGCCCGCGGGCACGAGCTGGTAGCCCATCCCGGCCGCGGTCTTCGCCAGGAGCGCCCGGGACCGGGCCGACCCGTTCCACGGGATCCACGACTCGCGGTCGCCGGCCTCGCCGCCGAGGACCATCGTGGGCCGGGACAGGATCCCGCCCCGCGCCATGGCCTTGCCGCCCTGAGCGATCCACTGCCGCACGAACGTGGCCTTGTTCGCCTCGGGCAGGCTGGAGATCTGCGCGGTCATCTTCGGTACGAGGGCCTTGATGGTCGCCGTGTCCAGACCGGCCGCAATGAGGTCGGCGTACCCGCGGTTCGGGCCGCCCCGCAGCGTGGACAGCAGGACCAGCGAGTTCGCCAGGTCCTCGCCGGAGAGCGTGTTCTGCGCCTTGCCGACGGCCGCATTCGCCACCGCGGCCTGCACGCCGCCCGACGCCGCCTGGTGGGCGAGCTCCATTGCGCTGGAGTCGCCCTGCGCTGCGAGCGCCTGGGCCAGATCCCCGAACCCCGACGCGGCGAGCTTTTGCAGGTCGGCGGCGAACTGCTGGCTCTCTTTGGTCGATCCGTTGAGCTGCTTGGTGAAATCAGCCAGCGTCGCCTTGGCGAGGTCGCCGGTCTTCTCCAATTTCGCGACGATGCTCTTGAACTGCTTATCGCTCGCACCGGCCAACGAATTGACGAGGGCGTAGCCCTCTTCGCCCATGCCTTCCAGCATGGACTGCAGCTCTTTCCCGCCGCGCTGCCCAATCTTTCCGAGGCTGCGACGCCACTTCTCGGTCGCCGCCACGCTTTCGTTCAACTGGGTTTCGTAGGCCTTCAAGTTGAAAGCCTTCGGCGCCTTAGCGCCGTTCTTCAGGCCGAGTTCCTTGTCAGCGGCGTTGACGGCCTTGCGGTCCTTCCGGACCGTGTCGTCGGCGCTCCGTTTCGACTTCTTCGCCTTGGCGACACGCTCCTCGGCCGACCGCAGTTGCGCAGCTGTGTGGTGGCCATGGCGGACCTTCGCCAGGTTCTTCTCGGCGGCCTTGAGATCGTCGGCCTTCTTCTTGGCCTCCTTCAAGGCCTTGTTGAGGTCGTCCCACGCCTTCTTGAGGTCCTCGACCTCCTTGTCGTAGCGGGACTTGGCATCCGACGGCCCGCCGAGCACGGCCTTCGAGGTGGGCGCGTAGGTGAAGCCGGGGATGCCACCGCCGGCCAGGCCACCGCTCGCGAAGCCGGGGATGCGGTTGCTGTTGATCGCGGTCAGCAGCGGCAGGTACCGCTTGGTCGACGCCGCGTTCACCACGAACTCGGTGTCCGAGGTACGGCCGACCGCGCCACTCGCGAACAGCGTGAGGATGCTGTCGGACGTTCCCGTGCCGGGGCCGGCGAGAAGGCCAGACGGCCCCATCTGAACGCCTCCACCGCTTGCGTAGCGGCGGACCCGGCCGCCGTGGGCGTAGTTGCCGCCCTCGTGAAAGACGGTCCCGTTGTCCGTGTGCGTCGTGACGATGTTGATCGCGACGTTCTTGCCCTGGATGCTGTTGATCCGGCCTTGGATCGCGTTTGCTGCAGCGTTCGGCGGTCCGGTCGGCAGGGTGATGATGACGGCCTTGCCCTTGGTGCGCTTGATCTTGAAGCCGAGGGCTTCGAGGTTCTTCTGCCCCTCCTGCGTCAGGGCGTCGACCTTGACGGTCCGGCCCTTGGTGGACGCGACCTTTTTCTTCACCGCTTCGAGGTCGCTGAGTGCCCCCTGTGTCTTCGCGTCGACCTTCGTGGAGACCGAGACGGGCAACTGGAGATAGGCCGCGGCGAGCTTGTCCACGGCATCCTTCGAGAAGCCCCTCGCCAGCATGTCCTTCTTGAGCAGGGCAATGTCCTGTTCAAGGACGGCTTGGCCCGCTTCCTGGCTGTTCTTCTGCTCGGCAACTGCCTGAGCGTGCGCCATCGCTCCCTGAGCAGCCTCGAAGAACGCGGACTTCACCTTGCGGCCCTTCTCGCTGGTGACGTCCAGCGAGTGGCCGTTCTCCTTTACGGCTTCGTTCAGGTCAGCGAGGGACTGCCGGAAAGCGATCTCCTTCTCGCCAGCGCTGATGTTGACGCCGTTCAACGAGTTCAGTGCGTCGACGAGCTTCTCGGCCTCGGTGCGGTTGTCCTGCAACTGATCGGCTGTGATGCCGAGCTGTGCGGCGAGTTCCTTCTGCGAAGTGGCACTCGTCTTGGTCTGTACGTCGACGCCAGCGAGCGCGTCGGTGTACGACGGCATCAGGGTCAGGAGCTTCTCTTTGCTGGTGCCCTCCGTCGCCTCAGCGCCCGCAAGCTGGTTGAAAGCGTCGGCCGCCAGTTGCGCGTTGCCGGACTGGGCGAGCTGCGCCAGCGCTTCGTCAACAGACTTGATCTTGTCGTGCGCCTCGTCCAGGGGGATCTGGGACTCCATCATCCCCTTGGTGATGCTGAACGTGAGGCTGTTGACGATGTCGGTGGTGCGGGCCTCCCAGTCCGGGTGGGCGACGCGCTTGACCGCTTCACCGAACCCGCTGAGGTCCGCGCCGAGGGACTTCAAGCCCTCGCCGCTGATCTTGCCGCTCTTGGCCAGGTCGACCAGCGACAGCGCCATCTTGGACACCGACGGCGGAGCATCTTTGAACTGGTCCCGGATCGTCTGGCTGGCGTAGCCGATAGCTGCCAGGCCTGCCACGACCGCGCTGGTCTTGCCGAGCAAACCGAGAGTGATGCGCGCCCGAGCCGCGGTGACACCCATGGAGGCGAGCGCCGCCCGGGTCGCCGCGATACGCGGCAGCAGGAGCAGGATCCCGGCGCCCGCCAGGGCCGTGGCCCCGCCGATTCCAGTGAACAGTGTGACCGCCTGCTGAAGTTCTGGCGGCAGGCTGGAGTACGCGTTGACGAGCCGGGTGATCCACTGGGTCATGCCCCGTAGAGCCCCGTTGGCTGCGGAGCCGCCCTCGATCAGGGCGACCTCGATGGCGCCCCTCAGCCGCTGCAGGTCGCCGATGAGGTTGTCGGTCTGGATGGAGGCCATGCGCCCTGCGGCACCCTCGTCGTTCACCGACTTGACGTACTTGTCGATGCCCTTCGAGCCGAGCTCGTACAGGATCGTCGCGGAGCGGACAGCGTCCGCGCCGAAGATGGTGGCCATGGCCGCATTGCGGGCTTCGGGCGTGAGCTTGCCGAACGAGGTCTTCATACGGCCGGCCAGCTCGCTGAGCCCGACGAACTTGCCTGAAGCGTCGTAGGCGCTGAAGCCGATCTTCTCCATGGCACCCTTGGCCTCGTCCGACTGCGGGACGAGACGCTGCAACATCACCTTCAGCGAGGTACCGGCGTCCGAGCCGATCAGCGCGTGGTCGGCGAACGCGCTCAGCGTGCCGACGGTGTCCTCAAGCGAGAGCCCGGTCTGGTGGGCGAGCAGACCGCCCATCCGCAGCGACATACCCAGGCCATGCACGTCCGAGGCGGACTTGTTGGCACTGGCGGAGAGGACGTCGGCGATGTGGCTGACGTCCTTGCCCTGCAGGCCGAACGTGTTCATCGACTGGGCGGCGATGACGGCCGACTCGGAGAGATCGATCTGCCCGGACGCGGCCAGGGCCAAGCTGCCCTTCAAGGCGCCGCCGGTGATGTTCGCGACGGAGACACCAGCGCGCGCGAGCTCCGCCTCGGCGTCCGCGGCCTGCGTCGCCGTGTACGAGGTCGTCTTGCCCGCTTCCAGGGCTGCCGCACGCAGCTTGGCCATGTCCTTGGAGGACGCCCCGGTCACGGCCCTGACGTTGGACAGTGCTTTGTCGAACTTCGCCGCGCTCGCGGCCGCCACCGCGAACCCGGCGAGCATGGCGGTGCCGACCGCCACGCCGGCGTGTGCCAGCTTGGAGGTGTCGCGCGCCGCGGTCCGCATGCCGCGCGTGTAGCTGCTGATGTCGGCACGCAGCCGAACGGTGACGCTGCGAGTGGCCATAGGTCACCTCCGCTTGCGTTCGACGTGCACGTGCAAGCCGTCGGTGTCGCTGTTGTTCTTGCTCTGGTAGGCCCGTACCGACTTCGCCGACATTGAGCAGGCGTGGCACTTCACGAGGTGGGCTTGGTAGCCCTCCTCGTTCTCCTTGGCGGTGGCTTCACCCCAGGGCTGGCCGCAGTCCGGGCAGGCGTCCGCCTCGACCTCCGCGAGGGCGAGCGCCCAGTACCGGTCCTCGTCCAGCCACAGGGGCTCGCCCTCCGCGACGACGCGGCCCAGGAATACGGACCGCGGCACCCCCCAGCTCCGGGCTGTCTCTACTTCTCGCCGATGAGGGAGGCCAGGAGTGCGGAGGCGGCCAACGAGAAAGGGACGACATCCGACGAGTTGTGCACGTCCCAGGCCCCGTCGAACAGCTTCTTGATCTCGCCCTCGTTGATGACCTCGAACAGCTCGGCGACCTGCTCCTCGCTCATCTTGGGCTGGACGCACGAAGCGGCGACCAGAGCCCGGGGGAACGACACGGAGTCGAAGGCCTCCTGGTCGTTGTCCGACGGGTGCGCGGCCACGAGGTCCGAGTAGGCCCTGTCGCCGATGTACCGCAGGAGGAAAGGCTCCTCCGCCTCGCGGACCTGCGCGTGAACCGCCTTGAGCTGCTCGGCGATCGCCCGCCCGGGATGGGACTCGGAGAGGTCGGACGGCTCCCAGTCCTCGGAGACCCGCGACAGCTCGTCCTGTAGGCGCTCCGCCTCGCCCGCAAGGTCGCCGCGGATGCAGACCATGACGGTCTTCTCCCGCGGCTTGGCCTTGGCGAGGATGTCCTCGATGCTGTTGGCCATCAGGCGACCGTCGCAGCGGTCGCGGGCGGGCCGGTGACCTTCATCGGGGACACGAACTTCATGACCTCGTTGGCGGCCGGGCTGGAGTTCTGCGGCTCACCGCAGGTGATCGGGTAGACCTCGCACTTCTGGGACGTGGCCCAGGCGGTGGCGTAGGCGACGCCGCGGCGGATGACGAGGTAGCCGCTGACGCCGTACTTCAGCGTCGTGTACGGCAGGTCCTCGCCACCGGTCGTGCCCCGCTTGAAGGTGACCTCGGCGTCGTAGCCGATCCGGCCGACCGTCTTCGTGTCGAACGTGCTCGCCAGCGAGCTGGTGTCGACGTCCGCCGTGCTCGGGTCGAGCTTGAGGCCGTCCGGGGTGACGCGGGTGGTGTAGTCGCTGCCCGCGTTGAGCTCGGCCGTGGTCGGCGCGTTGATGTTCGAGATGGACGACGCCCAGACCACCTTGGTCATTCCGTCGCTGATCAGGTCAGACATGAACCCTCCTCAGGGCATGAAAAAAGCCCCGGGCGACGGGGCGGACAGGACTGGGTGGCGAGGTCAGATGACGAGGTTGGCGACAGTGACGCTGGTCGTCGACGAGTAGGTGATGGCCGCGCTCACACCGTCCGCGGCTGAGGCGAACAGGTCCGGCGTGAGCGGCCCGATCATCTTGTCGCCGGTCGTCGCGGGCACGGTGACGACGAGGTCGGCGACCGCCTGGCCGCGCAGCCTGCCCGTCGCGGTGATGGTGACGGTCATCGAGCTGCCGTTCGTGTTCTTGACGTGCAGGAACGAGCGTTCGCCGCACGTCACCGTGGTGGACGCAGCAGCAGCGGAGTAGGTCGGGGTCAGGCCGCTCAGGGCGACGACCTGCTGGGCGAGAAGCGCCATGAGGGACTCTCCTATCAGGCGGGAATGGACATCAGCCGGTACTGCACCGGCACGAACCAGCTGGGCGGGTTGGTGTCGTCGTCGCGCTGCACCGGAGGCCCGCCCAGATCCTCCGGCCGCCACGCTGTACGGCCCTCCACCGACAGCGGGCCGTGCAGGGCCTGCCGGACCCGGTCGGCCACCCACAGAGCGCGTACCGCATCGCCCCCGACGCAGGTGACCTGCACGACGCCGACGAAGTCGGTGCGCTTGTCCGCGAGCGACTCGCGTACCGCCTCGCCGGGCTCGGGATAGATGACGGCGTACTTGTCGGGTGGCGACCAGCCGGCATCCGTTGGCGCCCCACCCAGGTAGACCGTCAGGCCCGGGATGGTCTCCAGCGCGGCCTGCACTGCGTCGACGTGCGGCAGGACCTCAGGCGGTGATGTCATCGATCACCACCAGGCCAGGCCGCGGCTGGCGATGAGCGCCATCTGCGCCTCGAATCGGGGCTCCTCGACGTCCAGGGCCCGGCCGCCGTCCCTGTGCGGGGGATTCTTCACCGACCCGTACTCCAAGATGTTGCCGAGCGCGCCCTGCGGGCCGCCCTTATCCGGGCCGATGATGGCCAGGGTGACGTCCGGGCCATAGGCGGCAACGTCGTAGCTGACCGACCGGGGGTACAGCTTCCCCGCGTGCTTCCGGCCTGTAGCGCGCGCGTTCGCCCGCCAGTCCTTCTTGATGTTCATCGCGCCCTTGCGGACCACCATGCGAGCGTCCCGGCGAGCGCGGGGGACCACGCGGGCCAGATGCCGCTCAAGGCGCCGCACGTCGCTCATGTCGAAACGGGCACCGTTCATGACCGGTCCTCCACTCTGATCCGCCACGCTGTGGACTGGTCCGAGAACGAGGCGCCGGTCACCCACAGGACCAGGCCGACCATGCGGGGATCGGCCGACGCGGTCACTTCGATACGGGTGCCGGGCAGAACGCGGCCACCGGGCAGGCTCGTTGACCACGGCAGGTGCACCTCGTACTCGCGCAGCACGATTCCACGCTCACCGGCCGCGGTCTCCTGGCCAGTCGATGCTGCGATCGCTTTCACCCTGGCCTTGCCGGCGTACAGCGTGGACTGGGCGCCGGGGATCGTGGAGCCTGTCGGTCGGTCGAAGCTGTCGGCCGCCTGGCTGTACAGGCGCACCGTGTCCCGCATACGTTCCTCGGCAGCTGCCCGGCCGGCGGCCAGGAGCGTGTCGAGGCTCACCGCAGTCCCACCACTCCGACGCGCCGCCGGTAATCCCCGAGCAGCATCTTGTGTGAATCCGACAGGCTGCCCGCGCCGAGCGTCTCAGCGGCGAACGTCCGGCTGTAGTCGTCGATCGTTTCCTGACGGAGCATCGACGGGTTCGCCAGCGTCGCTGACGCCAAGTCCAGGCAGACGGCCCGCACGTCGTCCGGGATCTCCTCCCAACCGTGCGTGTACGTCACCTGAACCAGACCAGGATCCGGATAGGTCGTGGTGCCCGGCAGTCGATGCCAGCCGCCCGTGCGGAGCAGCCGATCACCCGACAGCACCCAGTCGTTCAGGACCAGGCTGTTCACCTTCACCTCGGAAACCGAGACGACAGGTCGCTGCGGCAGCACCAGCTCATTGCAGTCGATGACGCGCAACGTGACCACGTCGTCGACCACCCGCGTGATGGTCTGCCGCGTCCACCTGCGGATCACGGCCGACGCGGACGCCAAGGCGAGATCGGCCGCAGCAGAATCGACCGACGCCTGCGTGGCTGCGGCCAGTTCGGCCGCCGTAGCGAACGGGGGAAAAGCCACGGCGGCCTCCCCTCGTCAGCGCTGGCGCGCGTCGTCGGCGAGCTTCTGCCGCACCTCGCGAGCGTGGTCCGCGTCCGTCTCCGGAGTCGGCTTGCCCTCCAGGACGCCGGCCACGGTGTAATGCGAGTCGGGCGTGGGGTCGACCTCGACACCCAGATAGCCCTTCTCCTCGGCCTTGTCGACAGCCTTCTGGACTTCCTTCTGTGCCGCGTCCTGCGGCGGCTGGGAGGTCTTGCGCTCTGCCATGAGTCTGCTCCTCAGTTCCGGGTGACGGTGACGCGGACGAGTCCGCCCGGGTCGGCCTGACCGGTGCCGATGTGCAGGGACCGCCACAGCAGGGTGTCCCCAGCGGCCAGGACCAGGTTGGCGGCGGTGCCGGACAGGGTGATCGCCCTCTCGTCGTTCGCGACGGCGTTGACGCCGGAGTCGAACTGGAGGGTGGCCACCGACGTGGTGCCCGATCCGGCCGCGCCCTTGTTGAAAAGGGTGACCGAGCGGGTGTTGGTGTTGGCGCCGGTGATCGCAGCCTCCGGGACGTACTGCACAGCCGTGACCGTGCAGTCGAAGGGAGCCTGAGCGATGACCGTGTCGTCGTCGTTGCCAGCGGTCGAGACGGCCGGTACGTCCGCCTCGATGGTCCGCTGCAGGGGTGCGGTGTCTGCCATGAGAAGTCTCCTGGTCCGTTACGGCAGGTCGATGCGGGCAACCGGGTACCGGTTGGCCTCGGTCGGCTGGTCGTTGTTGATGGTGTTCGAGACCTGCCAGCCCACGCGGAAGGTGAGACGGATGGCGGTCATGTCCTGCTGGGCCAGGTTGTAGACGATCGCACCGGTGTTGTCCTGGATGACCGCCTGGTCGAGGATCTTCATCGTGATGTCCTGGCGGACTCCGATGACGAACTGGCTCCAGTCACCCATGAACAGGGTCGGGGAACCCGAGGAGGACCCGAACAGGCCGCGCATCGGGTAGACGACCGGGAGGCCGTCGATCGACATCAGGTTGCCGGCGACCCGGGACTCGTCGAGCTTGCGGCCCTGACTGTCGCGGGACTTGCGGAGCTTCGACTTCACCGAGGTGGCGCCGACGAAGCCGGACACCTCGTAGCCGTCAGCCTCGACCAGGCCGTAGCCGTTGTCGATGTCGCCGAAGAACGCACCGGCGGTGGCGGCGGAGTTCGCGGTGACGTTGTTGCCGGCGGCGGTCGCCGAAGAGGCGATGTTCGTCGGCCAGGAGCTGGGGGCGTTCGTCCCGAAGAACGTGGCAGCGTCCAGGGTGCGGCCCATCGCCTCCGTCATCAGAGGCATCGCCTCGTCCCAGATGTTGGCGTCCACGTCGGCCAGGACGTTGTCCGGGACCGGCATGATGACGGCGATCTCCTCGATGTTGAGGAACTTGTTCGCCCAGTTGACCTCGGTCGTCTGCTTCAGACCAGTGTCACCCCCGACGAAGTACGCCGTCGGCAGCGCCGACAGGACCGGGAACCGGACCTGCGCGCGGCCCACCGGGACCCGGCGGAACAACGACAGGACGGCGGACTGCTCCAGCGCCTTGCCGAGCATCTCGTTGGAGACCTCTTCGGGGATGAGCGCCTGAGCGTCCGTCCGCGAGGTCAGGTTGGTAAAGGCCATGGTCCGGCCCTCTCATTTCTCTAGTGCCGGCCGGACCTCGCCGTGCCGGGGATGGGTCAGCCGAGACCGGCCTTCTGGCGGATCAGGGCGTTCATGTCGGTCGGCGCACCCGCTGTCGTGCGCGCTCCGCCGTCGAACGACGGGGCGGCGGGCTGTTCCTTGCCGAGGTGCGGCTTGCGCTTCAGCAGGTCGGCGAGGGCCTTCTCGATGCCCTTGCTGTCGATGTCGCCGTCGTCGTCGACGAAGTCGCCCAAGTTGAGGAAGGCGGCTGCGTCCGACGGGTCCGCGAAGGTCGATGCGGCTAGGGCCCGAACTTCGGCCTTGGCGGCGCGTTCCACCATTGCGGTGGCCCGCTGCTCGGCCGCGGTTGCCCGCTCGCTGGCCTTCTGGACTTCGGACTTGTCTCGGTCCTCGATCTGCTGCAGTCGCGCTGCATGCGTCCGGCTCGCCTTCTCGGCGTCCTTCGCGCGCTGCTTCCACTCGGCGAGGGCCTTCTCTCCGGCGGGGCCGAGCGGGGCGTCACCGGCAGGGTCTGCCTGATTGCCCAGCTCGGCGGACTGCCCGCCTTCGGGCACGACGGGTTCGGCTGCGGTTTCGGACATGCGGTACTCCCGTTGCGGGATAAGGCCGCGCATTGCGCGCGGTCAGGTCAGATAGCCGAAGCGGCGCAGCATGGCGATCGCCTCGTCACGGCTCTCGGCGAGCTCGAAGATCTGCTCGGGCAGGAGCCTCGGTGACGTCAGCCGGTACTGGCGGCCGATGTTGGCGGGCACCCGGCCGCGGGCGATGTCCCGGGCCCGCTCCCGCCGGTAGTAGTAGCCGCGGGTCGTGGTGCCCTCGCGGGTGGCCCGCAGAGTGCGACCGTAAGCGGTTGTGGTGTACATGCCGCGGCGGGCATTCACGACCTGGCCCATGTCGGCGCCCTCACGGATAGCCCGCGCCCCCGCAGCTGTGAAGACGCGATCCTGCTCGGCGCGCGTCAGACTGCCGAAGTAGGTCCGCGGGTCAAGGAATCCGCTACCGCCCTGGCCGCGCGGACGCGTGGTCGGTGTGAAGCGGTCCGAGGACAGCGAGCCGCGTCGGTGCTGATTGCGGGCGATCAGCGTGGTCGGCAGGTGAACGCAGTCGCAGCGCGGATGCCGCTGGAAGCCGCGGTTCCAGCCGTACTCCTTGCCCGCCAGGATGATGCACCGGGCACAGGCCGGGGGCTGTACCACCCGGACATAGCCCTGGATGGTGCGCTTCCCAGCCATCGAGGAACCGACAGCACTGCGGCCGGCCTGCGCGACCTCGGACGTCGACAGCATCAATGCCCGCTGCAGACCCCGCATCATCGCGTCGTCCGCGGCCAGGCCGTGGCCGATGCCCTCCTTCGTGGTGATCACCGACAGATACATCAGCGAATCCAGCGCCCGGCCGTCAGCCGCGAACCCGGAAAAGGCTGACGGCCGGACAGCGCCCGCACGCTCCGGGTCCGCACCCTCGACGTCCGCAACCTCGTCCACGTAGTCGTCAGCCAGGCCGGCCGACGCCAACTGGCCCGCCGCAACGGCTTCCGCCATGCGGCGGCCGATGCCGGAGTCCCAGGAACCGCTCAGGTCGCCGAGGTCGAGGAGGCGCCATAGCTCCTGCACCTGGTTGGCGGTCTTGCGGGTGTAGCGCTGCTGACTGCGGTAGTGGCGAAGTGCGATCTGTCGTACCGTCGCCACGGCCTACTCCGGAGGGATCGCGTCGACAGGCGGCTCGGCAGGGCCCGGCTTGGGCCCGTACTCGGCCGCCAGGTCTCCGCTCATGGCCCGGTCGAGAGCGTCCTCATTGAGGCCGCGCCAGCGTTCGATCTCCTGCGGCGTGGCACCCCAGCGCTCCCACAGAACCTCGCGAGGCACGCCGAGAGTCCCCATCTTGACCAGGGCATCGACGAGTTCGCCCTCAGTGCGCCACTCCGGACTCTTCCAGACGATGCGGGCCTGCGAGGAAGCGAACCCGGCGAGACGCATCGTGCGCTCCAGTCCCTCCTCCAGGAACCGGCGCCGCTGGTAGATCTTGTGGATCAGGCCCGCCTCTGCCGCCTTCAGGGCCTCCGCTGACAGGTTGACCATGCTGCCGAGCAGGTAGTGCGGCGGCGTCGACGTGATCGCCGCAATGTCGTGGACATCCGCCTCTTTGGCCTTGAGGTATCCCGTCAAGTCCGCGGCAGCGAACTGCCCGAACTTGGCGCCGCTCTCCTCAGCGATCAGGATCTTGTTCACGGCGACGTCGAACGGTTCGATGTCCTGGCCGTTCTCGTCGACCGGGATCTCCATCCCGGTGACCCACTTCTGCGGGAACGCCGCGAACTCCTGGGTCATCATCCGGTCCGCGATTGTCTTGTTGATCCGGTCCTGGATTCCCGTGACCGACCGCAGCTCGGAGGCGCCCGGCTTCAGCATCCGCGGACGGTTCGCGAGCTCCCCGAACGGGACCTCGCCGAGGACGTTCTTCCCGCCCCACTCCTCGCCCGCGACCTCACGCCGGACCCACTGCGGCTTCTGGTGGCCCTGCCCGTACTTCGGCTCGGGCGCCTCGAACTTGTAAATCCGGTCGGGGAGATAGACGGTGCAGCAGAGCTTGGCCGTCCAGTCATCGATCCACAGCTTCAGCGCCGCGGCCATCTCGCCCGGCTCTCCCGGCTTCTCCTCGGTGATGACCTGCGTCGGATGCTCCGGGGTGATCCGGAAACCGAGCCGCTTGTCCGGGGACACCAGCATGTAGGCGTTACCGCGGATCGCCGCTTCCAGGAATGCCAGCGAGGAGCCGCCGTCGAGGTTGTTGTCCTGCCACAGCCCCCACGCCGCCTGATCCGCTTCGCCGGCGTCTGCGTCCGACTGGAAGCCCGCCACCTCCAGGCGACCCACGAGCGCGTCAACGACGAGCTCCATGTAGTTCGCCCGGGACATCTTCAGCAGCCGCCGGAACGGCTCCCGCGCGCGTTCATGCAGGTGCGGCAGCGGGTGCTCGCACTCGTAGTAGTCGTCGAAGACCTTCGTGTCCTCCGACCGCTTGCACAGCGCCTCGTACAGACGGTCGCGCCACCACTCCGGGGACTGGACTGCAGGCTGAGGCATCCGGCCCCCCTCTCGATCAGAATCCGCGCGCCCTGCGCCTCTTCGTCCGGGCCAAGCCCGCCGCGATCGCGTCGCCCGCCGCCTCGTGGGCGAGGATCGAGCACATTCCCAGGTCGATCTTCTGGCTCTCAGACGCCTTCTTCAGCACGTAACGGCCCGCAGGCCGGGCGCCCTTGCGCATGTTGCGGATGTGCTGGCCCGCCCACTGGCAACCGTCGTGCCGGAACGTCGAGTCCTGCTTCGTCACGTCCGTCACCAGGCGCTCGGCTGCGCCGTGCATCTGCGCGATCCGGTTCGTGTACCAGCGGGTGACGACCTTCTCCCCGTACTTCTCGGCGAGCGTGTCGCACTCCGACTCCCAGTACGGCGGGTCCAGATAGGCGCGCACCACCGAGAACGCAGTGAAGATCTCGTCGAATGCGGCCATGACCTCCAGGCGCGGCACCTGGCCGCCCCACTCCGCTGGATTCCACACCGTCGGCCGCCGGTCCGGCCCGTACAGCGGCGTGAACTGGTAGCCGTCCAGAGTCTCCAGGCGGATCCCGGTCCAGTCGTCGATGTCCGAGCCGTCGAAGCCGAGCGTCACCAGAGCCTGCGGGCCGACCTCCTGCGCCTGATGGCGCAGATCCCAGCGGTCGCCGTCGATGAAGGCGCCTGTACCGGCCACGATGCGGTTCAGGTAGAAGCGTTCGGCCTGCGCGGGATCCTTCTCCGCGATCTCGACCAGCTCGCCGTCGATGCGGTCCAGGTCAACCCAGCCGCCGACGAGTACGGAGGAATCGCCGTAGGCATGCCGCAGCGCCTTGTGCCGCTCCCGCTTGTTCGCCAGCGACGCCGGAGCCGGAACCCGGTGATCCCGGTAGACGTCCTTCACGGACGCTTCCGCTGTCCGCTGGGCCACGGACTGCTCGCTCGGATCCCACGCGTTCGTCGTCTCTACTGCCCGGCCGCCGGTACCGGAGAGGTTCCGGCGCTGGGTCTCGGCGAGCTTCCAACCACCGTTCGCCTCCAGCCAGGAGTGCGTCTCATCCTGCACAGCGAACGTGATCCGCTGCCCCAGGCGAGCCCGACCCGAGCTGGTCACCGGCTCGATACGGCCGCCGCCCGGCACGTTGATCCGGGTCTCGCCCGTATCCGGGATGAGATCCGCGAGCGGCCCCTCATCGATCATCGGCACGAGGGCCCGATAGACGTTGTCGGTCTGGTCCTCGGACGTGGCCGCGATCTGGATCCACGGCGTCTCCCACGCCCGGCCCACCGGCTCCCCGTCCGCGTCCCAGCCTGCGAAGCGGACAGGCCCGGACGCCTCCGCACACACCATCGCGCACGTCAGCGGGCCCTTGCCCCACTTCTGCGGACGGACCAACTGGCTACGTCGGTAGTGCCAGGCCGACCGCCAGCCGTCCTCCGTGGCATCCGACCGGAGCCGGTAGTGCCAGGCGAGGAACGTCCACATCTCGTCCGTCAGCAGGTACGGGCTGCCGATGTCGTCGCCGTCCGGGACGACACAGTGGTTCTCGATCCACTCCCCCACCAGCCAGCCCAGCGTCGGGAACTCGCCCGGATGCTCAGGACCCCGCCACGGCATCCGAGTCGACCACCCTCAGCCGCTGCCGCGCCGTCTTCTTCGCAGCCTGCGAGGTGCGCTCCTCACGCTGCTCGGCCACCTCGTCCGCCGAGACCTCCCAGCGGAGGCGGAGCATCGCCTGCGGCGACAAACCCAGGCGGTCTTCGAGCAGTCGGGCCTCGGCGCCGGCCTTCAGGTCGCCGGTCTCGGCCCGCACCTCGAAGCGCACGTAGCGTGCGACGGTACGCAGCCAGCGCAGCCGCTCCCAGGCCACGGCCTGCGGCGTAGCCCACAACTCGTCCCAGAGCTCGGCCTCTCGGCCCTCCAGGATGGCGAACAGGCCCTCGTCGTCCTCCGGCAGGCCCGGCAGGGGCCACGACGGAGACGGTCCTTGACGTCCCTCGGCTGGCAACTGGGTCATCGCGACGGTGGCGTTGCGCCGGCGTCGCTCCCCTGCAGGCTTGGGTGGCGGTCCAGGCATATCGATCACTCTCCAGGTGCCGTTGCGGCACGTCGACGCCGGCCGTTGCGGCCGGCGCACTGGTTGCACAGAGTGGCAATTTCCAAGATCACGGAGCCGGGGGAACCCGTACAGATGGCGAGCCGCCTCCCCGGCGGTCCTTCAAGATCGTTGATCTTGGGGTATACCCCAGGTGATCTTGAAAAAAATGTCACCCTGAGTAACCTATGGCCATAACTTTGATGATCTTTGGCGATGATCTTGGGTAATGATCACCAGACGTAGATCAAATCCCCGTCCTGGTGGCGGTGCTGGTGATCCGGGGTGCCGGGTGCCCGGTCCGGGTCCTGGGCCGGCTCGGTGCAGTGGACGTGGCCGGCGAGGGCCGGCAGGAAGTGAGGGGCTCCACATCGAGGCGTCTCTTCGGCCTTCTGCGGTGCCTCTGCTGCCTCGCTCTCGGCCTTCGCCTTGTCCTTCGTGGTCATCGGTTCCATCCTCCTGGCTGCTCGCGTGCCGTCGATCTGCTGTGGCATGACGTGCACAGGCCGCGGCCATGCTTCGGATCGTCTGGGTCGAGGCCCTGCTCGGCGAGCTCCCGCCGGCTGAGTGGCCAGTGGTCTGCGTGCACGCTGGCCTGACCGCATGGCTCGCCGTGTCCGTGCTCGATGTCGGTGCACACGCAGCGTGGATCTCGGGCGAGGACGACGGGGCGGAAGCGCTGCTCGTGTTCCTTGCCGTAGCCTCGCTGCCTCGCACTGCCACGTCGCTGCTCTGCCTCGCGCTTGTGGTCGTCACACCTGCCGCCACCCAGGCTGTAGGCCGGGCAGCCGGGTACGGTGCACACCCGGTATCCCCCATGTCTGGGCATGTCCGCCTCCAAGTCCGTAGCCTGTGCGCCTTGGGGGTGGTGAGCATGAAGCAGAAGCTGGACGTTCCGCTCGGGATCGTCGTGGTCGGCGTGGTGTTGATGATCGGCTGCCGGCTGATCGTGTGGTGGCCGGGCGTGATCCTCGGTGCCGCACTGATCCTCGGCGTCCTCGTGCCGGCGGCAGCGAGGCGACGTGGCCGTAACCGCGGGCTAGGTGACGCTGAGGTACCCGGCAAGGCGGACGATCAGCTCTGACCCAGGCGGGTCGAAGCTGACATAGACCCGGTAGTCGCCTGGCGTGAGCGTGAGCGCCCCGCCGTCAGGTCCGACGAGGAGCCGCGCCTCGGTGCCGTCCGCCCAGTCACCTGTCTGCCAGTCGCCCGTCTCCGGGTTGGCACGGTTATGGACCGGCAGGATGGCCAGCTTGGGCGGGGTGCCGGTGATGTCGACACCGACCGGGGCGGTGACGGGAACGTGGACGTACTCGGTTGAGGCCGCGGGGATCAGCACGGTGCGCCCACCTCCCAGTCGTCGGCCTGGGGTACCTGCACGGTCCAGGCGGGCACATACGGCTGCCCTGCCGCCCACGGGCTGTAGGGGCTGCCGACAGTGACGTCGATGTCGTCAGCGGTGGAGGTCGTTGTCCCGCTGGCCGTGAGCGTCGCCGTGATGGCGAGCGCGGCGTTGCGGGCGGCGGCCGTGGTCCCTGCTGCTGCGAGTGTCACCGTGGCGCTCAGGGTGGCGCTTCCGGCCGCAGGCGGTGTGCCTGTCGTTCCGTCAGCGGTCAGTGTGGCCGTGGCCGTGAGGGCACTGTCGCCGATGTGGGCGACCTGCCCTTGCGCGGCGAGGGTGGCTGTGGCGGCGAGGCTTGTGTCGCCCGAGTGTGCCACCGTGCCGTCGCCGGCCAGGTTCGCTGACGCGGCGAGGCCCGCTACCGCGGAGGTAGCGCGGGTTCCGTCCGCGGTCAGACTGGCTGCCGAAGACAGGCTTGCGACGCTGGCAGTGGCTCGCACGCCCTGAGCCGCGAGGCTGGCCGTGGAGGTCAGTGCCGCATCGCCCGCGGTGGCGCGGACGCCTGATGTGGTCAGAGCTGCAGTGGCGGCGAGAGCGGCAGAACCGGCGGCAGACCGCAGCCCCGACGCGGACAGCGTGGCGGTACCCGAGAATGCCGCATCACCCGTGGCGCCGGCGACGACATCTGCCCCGGTGAAGTCGTCGAACCGCAACGCGCTGACGGAGTCGGCCCGGATGCCGACGCTGGTGCCGGTGGCAACTCCGGTGTCGGTGACGCTGACCCGCTGGACCCCGTTGACGTAGCCCTTGATCGTGCTGCCGACAGCCTGGACCTTCGCGATGTCGCCCGCCACTGCTGCCCCGGCGAAGCTGCCGATGGAGGTGAACGATCCGCCGACGACGCTGAACAAGTTCCAGCTCGTACCGTCGTTGCGCCACAGGTAGCCGGAACTGATGTTGCTGTTGCCGCGGCACCAAACGCCGTGGCTGACGGCTGCGGTGGCGGCGATCGTCACCTGCGCGCTGTTGTCGTTACTGGCCATCACTCCGGCGGCACGCAGGATGATCGTCCCGCCGGCCGAGCCGGAGCTGAGCTGGCTGGAGATGATCGACCAGTCTCCGCTGACCTCGACCCAGTTGGCGCCGAGGTTGCTGCTGTCGGCGCGGTTGAAGTCGTCGGTGAAGGTGGTCACGGCGACCTCCCTGTCAGGGCGTTATGCCGCCTGGGGAGTTAGCGCCGCAGTGAGCGTGGAGAGGGTGAACGTGTCGGCGGAGGCCCACGCCTTGGACGCGGTGAGTGCCACGGTGGCCAGGAGGGTCCCGGACGTCGACGCGGTCCAGATCGAGATGTGGGTGAGCGTCTCGCTGGTGCCTCCGTTCGTCCACGCCGAGGGCGGCGTGCCCAGCGACAGGGACGAGCCGGACGACGAGCTGGAGAAGACGAAGCTGTTCCGCGTCGTCGAGCCGACGCTAATGCTGGTCGTGCCGGCCGCGCCCGGGTCTCCGGTGTGCAGCTGCACGAACGTGCCGACGACCGCGCTGTATGCGGCGCCGCCGTTGCCCGTCGTGCGCAGGGCGTTCAGCCATCCGGAGACGAGACTGGGGGCGAGTCCTGCGGTCACTGCTCGACCTCCTCGGCCTCAGGCTGGGCGGCGTCGGTGTCGGGCTGCTGGGCTGGGGTGACCTCGCCGGAGGCCTCCAGCCGCAGCACGTACTCGTCGGGCATGGCTGCCTCCAGGGGCTGGAGTTGGGGTGTCCCGCCGTCCGTCCAGGGGCGGCCAGGCGGCGGGACGTCGGAGCCTGATGAGCGGCAGGCCCCGAGATCAGGCGGCCTTGGGCCGGCGTTGCGGCATGGGCTGGTAGTTGGCCGCGCGTTCCCGGATCTCGGGCAGGGCGTACATGGTCTTGTACTCGTGCCCTTGTCCGGAGTACCGCCCGTCGCCTTCGTACCGTCGGATCTTGCCGCGTCGGGCCCACTGCCGGATGGTGGGGCCGGGCACTCCCGTCGCCTCGGTCGCTTCGTGTTCGTAGACGAGGTCTTCGGGATACAGCTCGGCCGGTCGCATGGCACCCCCGGACATGCAGAAAGCCCCCGGCAGATGCTGGGGGCTTAGAG